TGGCAGCAGTTAGATGCTCTTGTTGTTTGGTCCAATGAAGCTTACTGTGCTGAAAGATTAGGCATAAGTGTTGATGCTTTAGCTTATAAAATTAAAGAAAAAACAGGCTTAAGTTTTTCTGAATATAAACAACAAAAGAAAGAGCCATTAAGAATTAATTTATTAAAGAAACAATATGATGTTGCAATGGCAGGAAATGTTTCAATGTTAATTTGGCTAGGTAAGAATGAATTAGGTCAATCAGATAAGCAAGATGTTTTAGCCAAATCAGAAGTCGCTATTATAATTGATAAAGATGACTCAAATCTTTAAGAAAACAAAAATTCAAGATAAAGCAGTAAGGCTACTTAGTGGCTCGCATAGACATATTATGCTGTATGGTGGCTCAAGAAGTGGAAAAACTTTAATACTTGTAAGGTCTATAGTCATACGAGCATGTAAAGAAAAATCAAGGCACATAATTTTAAGAGATAAATTCAATCATGCAAAAACATCTATTTGGATGGATACTTTGCCTAAAGTTCTTTCTATATGCTTCCCTCAATTGAAAGTTTCTTGGTCTAAAACTGACTTCTATATAAATTTTCCAAATGGTTCTGAAATCTGGATAGCAGGTTTGGACGATGCTGAAAGAGTTGAGAAGATTTTAGGGAAAGAATACACTACAATTTATTTTAATGAGTGCTCACAGATTTCTTACTCTTCAATACAAGTTGCACTTACTCGTTTAGCAGAAAAAAATGGTCTTACTAAAAAAGTCTATTACGACGAAAATCCACCTACTAAAAGACATTGGTCTTATTGGTTATTTATTAAAGGCATTGATCCAGAAGAAAATAATGCCATAGATAATAGCTCTTATGCTTCGATGTTGATGAACCCTAAAGATAACTTAGAGAATATTGACCAAGATTATATCACAGAGATACTTTCTAAAATGCCTGAGAATCAAAGAAAGAGATTTGAATTAGGCGAATTTCAAGATGATTCAGACGGAGCCGTATATTATTCTTTTGACAGAGAAAAGAATGTAAAAATTGTAGATGATTCATTCCATCAAGGGCAAGTTGCCGTTGGAATGGATTTTAACGTTAATCCTATGACAGCAGTAGTCGGGTATTACATTAATAAAAAGTTTTATATTGTTGATGAAATTTATATGGAAAACTCGGATACTTATAAGATGAGCCAAGAGCTTCAAAGAAGAGGGTTTAAAGGTGCTACAATTTACCCTGACTCAACTGGTAGCAATAGAAAAACTTCTGGAAGATCGGACCATGAAATTTTGAGACAAGATGGATTTAGAATACAATCCACTAGAAATCCGATTGTATTTGACCGAGTGAACAATATAAATAGACTATTATTTGAGCAAAAAATTGTTATTGATCCACGTTGTAGAAAATTAATTGCTGATTTAGAAAAGGTTTCATGGAAAAATAACGAGATAGATAAAAAGAGTGATTCCTCTTTGACTCACATTTCAGATGCTTTAGGCTATTGGTGTTGGAATGTTGATAATATTACTTTAAGACCGTTGAATAGAATTGAAATATCATAAGGGAATTTATGCAATTAACAGATGAAATAGTTTTTGAAATCTTATCTAATATTGAACACAAGCAAAACCAAGAAAGAAAGAAACGAGAATATATATCAGAGCAAATCTATGATGGGAACTTGTGGTTTTACGTTAAAGAAAGATTGAAACAATGGTACCCAATTACTTATGAAAATTATTCCATATCTGACTATTCAGTTCTTAAGAAAGTTGTAGATAAAAAATCAAAAGCATACAAAGAAGCCCCAAAAAGAAAACTTGAAAATGATGCAGAAACTAACGCTTATGAAGAAATCACTAAAGAAGGTGATTTAAACGTTGCTATGAAAAGAATTGATAAGCTTTACAATCAACACAAATACACTGCTATCGGTATTTTCAAAGAAGATGATGGCTATGACTTTGTGCCGTTAGCTCCATATTCTTTTGATGTAGTTAAAGACAATGATGGTAACGTTGTTTGCTATATTATTTCTTATCCTGATCAATTCGTGACAGATGGACCATTTAAAGATTTATATAACCCTCTTATTGCTGAAACAGGTGGGCAAGATGAAGGTATTGGTAAAAAGCTTTATGCATTTTGGACTGACACAGATCATAAACTGATTAGGGTATCGACTCAATCGAATGGAGAAAAGAAATTTGAAAACGTTCCAATCGATGGCAACCCAGACAATATCAACCCTTATGGCGTTCTTCCTTTTGTTTTTCTTCCTCATGAAATTGATCAGAATTACCCTAATCCTTCGCCACTTGCAGGGCAGACAGTCGAAGTAAATGCACTTAACTCTGTCTATTTAACATCTGGGAATATGCAGATAGGTCAATTAATTCTTAAATATCCAGCAGACCAAGATATTAAAACAGTTTCTCAAGGATTAATGACAGCTATTAAGCTTCCACAATCTACTAACCCAGATAGCAAGGAAACTACAGCCGATTATATTAGCCCAAGCCCTGATTTAGCAGGTCACAGAGAATCAATTATGACTTTCTTGTCTATGATTTTAGATGAGCAAGGGATTCAATCTAATCAAGTTATCACAGGTCAAAATGAAAAGTTTTCTTCTGGCTTTGATAGACTATTATCAAGCGCAGATGTTCAAACTATCATTGAAGAAAATCAAGAATTATACCATTACGTAGAATGTGAGATTTACGAGATCATTAAAAAGATTGAAGAAAATTATGGTTCTATGGTTTTTAAATCAAAAGATTTACAGATAACTTATAAGAAGCCCAAAGTTCTTATATCTGATACTGAAAAACTAGACAACATTCAAAAGATGCAAGAATTAGGATTATTGGAGAATTGGGAAAAGTTTCAATTGATCGATCCAAATTTATCAGAAGACCAAGCAAAAGAAAAAGCTGGAAGGATTCAGAAAGAAAAATCAGTATTACTTCAAGGTTTAAATAATGTTCAGCAAGGATGAAGTGTCAGCATTTATCCCTATTGATCTGCCAGAAGAATTAAGCAGATCAGAAAAAGCTAAAGCAAAAAAAGATATAGCTGAATACGTTTTAACATCAATCCTGGATTATGTTGGTGAAGGTAAAAGTCCTATAGTTGGTGAGTCGTTTAAGAAGCTAGGTAAGAGCTATGCAGATAATGAAAAAGGTGGAGACAGAACACCTAATTTAGATTTGAATGGCGATATGTTAGATGCTCTCATTTCAAAACCTAAAGGCGATGGCATAGAGATAGGTATATTCAAAAAGAAAGAAGCTATTAAGGCTTATAATCACAATATAGGCGACACACTTCCAAGGCGAAGATTTATACCTGCCAAGAATCAGACGCTAAAAAAAGACATTTTAAACGGAATTGACGACATTATTCAGGAGTACCTTGATGCTAGGGAAACAAATAACAAAAAAAATAAATGATGCTATTAGACAAAAGACAACTAAGGAATTATTTAAGCAATTACTAGGGAAGAATGGGATCATTTCAGTCATTGTTGATCTAATTAAAAAAGGTATCAGCCCAGTTAAAGGCTTCGCAGGAAGATTCGAGAAATATTCAGACTCTTATAAAAAGAAATTCGGTAAAGGTGAACTTAAAAGTAAAAAGAAATCACCCGTCAACTTAACTGCAACTGGTGAAATGCTTAATTCTTTATACATTAAACAGGAAGGCAATAAATTATTTGTTATGTCCAAAGGGGCTAGAAATAATAAACTACTTGATATCCACAACACTAAAGGGGCTAGTAGAAAGAAAGTCATTAGAAGGCTTTTGCCAACTAACCAAGGTGAAGAATTTTCTCCAAGGATTAATAAACTGCTTTTAGATAAAGCAAAAAAGTCACTCACATTCTCACTATTGAAGTTCTTGCCATCGAAGGCATTAAAGATAAAAATTAACACTAATAAATGACACCGCTTTACAACTAAGCGGAATTTGGTAACATAATAGGAGAAAAGCAATGACAGATCAAAGTGCCAATGTCGAAGGACAAGGCAACCAAAGCGAAGGCAATGGAAAAAGTTCAGAAGTTACACTTGAATCATTAACGAAGATGGTTGAGGAACTGAAAGGGACCAATTCTAGGCTTCTCGATGAATCAAAAAAGAACAAAGAACTTGCTCATTCGTACAAGAAAGAAAAAGAAGTCTTAGTAAACGAGAAGCTGGAAAGCTCAACAAACTTAGAGGAACAATTAAAAATTTGGAAAGAGAAAGCTTCGAAGCTGGAAACAGAAAAGAAAGATATCTCTAAAAAAGCTTTAACTGAATCAATTTTCTCTAGAGTTGTTAAGTATGCTCCTAATGCTCATAACCATAAAGACCTTCTTAATCAAAGCGAATACGCATCAATTCTATATGATGGGATAGATGAAGAAAGCCTTTCAATATCGGATGATGCAGTTAAATTGTATGTGCAAACACTGAATGAAAACAAACCTTATCTGTTCAAGCAATCGCAAAGCGTAGGAACATTTAATAAAAAACCACCAACCGAAAACCCTACAGTCGGTAAAAATGTTAACTCAATGGATAAAAATGAAATCCTTGAAGCATTGAAAAAACTTGGTGGGAATAGCTTAATTTAGGAGATAAAATGGCTGATTTAATTCATGGTAATACACAAACAGGTGCTACAAAGCAAGACTTGATCGCTGCTCTAGTTCAAAAAGAACTAGCTTTTAACGCTCAACTTCTTCCACTTATTACTAACGTTTCTCAATTTGCAATCAAGGGAGCTAAATCAATCAGCTTCCCAAAATTGACTTCTTTTTCTGTATCAAACAGAACTTCTGGTGCTCAAGGTGATGCTTCTGTTTTAACTTCAAGTGTAGATAAACTTGACCTTGATCAAGCAGCTTATTTAGCTTGGATCGTTGATTCAAATGATGAAGTTCAATCAACAATTGAATGGCAATCAGAACTAGCTATGAGAGCAGCCGCAGCGCATGGCCGCTATGTTGATACTCACGTTATTTCTAAATTAGAAGCTCATGGTTATGCAATCGCAACTGCTGGTGACATCACTAGAGATATCGTTTTAGATATGCGTGAACATTTACTAGCTAACTTTGCAAACAAAGATGCTCTAAGTTTGATCGTTGGTGTTGATCAAGAAAAAGCTATGCTTAAAATTGAAGAATTTACTAGAGCTGAAGTTTATGGTTCTGCTGTAATCCCTAACGGAATGATCGGAAAAGTTTACGGAGTTCCAGTTTATGTTCATAATGGGTTAGCAGCTTCTTCTTACTATATGTTTGATAAAGCTGGTATCGCTTTAGCTTTCCAAAAAACTCCTGCGATGTCTGAACAATCAGCAAATGAATTTGGAACAGGTGCTAAACGTGTTGCTATGGACCAATTATTTGGTGCAAAAGGCTTACAGTTAGTTTCTGGTGTTTCTAAGTTAATCGTTAAGGATGACAACTAAGTTTGAACAAAATTAGCATAATCCCTAATTACATAGTAGCCGCAACTTTAAAAGAGTTGCGGTTTCTTATGTTGAAAAACAATATTGCTAAGGGCGGTCAAGTTATCTATTTCGATATCCAATTCGTTGAAAAAAAATGGTATGCGTTTTATAATGAAGATGCTGAAGAATCACTTCTAAGGAACTCTTTATGATGCCATTCAACGAAAAAGAGCGTGAATATAAAAAGTTCCGTAGTTCTGGGGGCAATTCAAAAGTTGCAGTAGTTAGTGAAGAAGATTCTCAAGGGTTAATTGTTGACCAAGTTTCATCTACTTTGATTTATCTTGGTGAAGGATTAATTGGTGCTTTAACTAGTGAACCTAAATGGAAGGTTAAGAAAATTGATTTATCTAGTGGCATAAGAATAACTTGCGCTAGTTCTGAATTTGATAATATTTGGGACAATAGGAGTTCATTAACTTATGTCTGATTTCAAAATTGTTCAACTATTAAATCCTATTCAATTAAATCTTACAGGTGACATTAATTTTACAGGAGAATATAATAATTCAACTGCATATAATGCACTTGATTCTGTATCTTACAATGGAAGCTCTTATGTTGCTTTATCATCAACAACTGGGAACACTCCAACTAACACGACTTACTGGCAATTATTAGCTGAAAAAGGTGAAGATGGGGCAGGTGTTACAGATCATGGGATGCTAACTGGTTTAAGTGATGATGATCACACTCAATATCATAACGATACGAGAGGAGATATTCGCTATTATACGAAATCTCAAATTGATAATTTAGTCATAATTAATAGTTTAATATTTGGATAAATAATGAAGATAGTTTTACAAAGTGGTTACTCTTTCAATGCAGCAACAAAAGAGATTGATTTTTCTGGGTATGCAAGCTTTGATAAAAAGAATCTCTTGGCGGTTATTAATACAACAAAAGAAGCTGTTATTTATGCTGTTGGTTCACCCAATGGGGCGAGTTGGGCGTCAAATGTTGCGACTTTGGATTTCGATACAACTACACACAGTAACTCGGATGTTATTCAAATCTTTTATGATGAACCAAATGCAAACCTAAGTTCATCGGTTCAAACTTCACAATTAACAGTTTTAAATAATTTATTAAGTGAATTAGAGCTAAAAGCTAACTTATTTGAGACTCAGCCTGTTTCAATTTCAAGTCTTCCACTTCCAAGTGGTTCAGCGACTTCAGCCAATCAAATTACAACAAATGGCAAGCTAGATAACTTATTAACTGAACTTCAATTAAAAGCTGATTTAAGTGAAATACAACCAGTAAGCGCGGCAAGTCTACCATTGCCATCTGGCGCAGCCACGAGTGCTAATCAAGTCACGACTAATTCTAAATTGGATACACTAATCGCTAAAGATTTTTCTACAAGTGCCAAACAAGATACAGGAAATTCTTTTCTATCTAATATTGATGGGCATACAGCCAACATTGAGTCTTACGCGTCAACATCTACTTCGTATCTTGGAAGCATTCAGTCTGCAATCACTAATAATGAAAAAGATGCAGGTTCAGGAATTGGATCATCTGGTAGAAATGTTCTCATTGGTGGAATGTATCGAGATAGCTTCACGGAGACTTTAAGTAATGGTGACCAATGCGAACTTGCAGTAACCAGTAAGGGTATTTTAAAAGTTCAACCTGAACTCACTCCGATATTTTCGGCATTACCTTTAGATGTTAATTTCCCCTCGCTTCAATTTGTTTCTTCTAAAAGCGAAAGAGCGGGTTCGTCGGCAATCGCTCAAGAATCAAAGGGTGTTTTAATTGCAGGACAAGAAGACAATTCAATTCAGCGAAATATCAAAGTTGACTCATCTGGAAAAGTTCATGTCATTGATGATAATTCAATCAATGGATCACAGCTAACTAAAATATACGATGGGACTAGTGTTATAGGTTCGGTTTCGAGCGGTGGAAGTGCTGCCTTAATGACCGCTCAGTCAGCCACTAATTTCATTTTCTCAAGTGGAAACTCATTCAATACTACATTGAGCGGTGGAGCTACAATAACAGGCTCAATCGTTACAACTCTAAACCAGCAAGCATACTCTATTTTGATTAAAAATAATCAAATCGGGAACGTTTTTTTATACATGTATATTGATGCAGCAGGGACGCAACTTGCTCAGACAATTACTTTTTCAGCGGCAGCAGGTGGATTTGCTCGCTCTGGCGTTGTGAATGGAAATTATTTCAAACTTCAATATCAAAATGCCTCTGGTATTTCAGATACAGTCGTAATTGACACATACTTTGGAACTATCCCGAGTGCTACACAGTTAAATAATGCGCCAATTAGCTTAAACGAAGTAAATGGGACTAATTTTACTCTCGGTCAAAAAACTATGGTGAACTCTCTCCCTGTAGTTCTATCTTCTGATCAAGCTTCAATCCCTGTGACTGTTTCAGGTGTAGCAACGTCAGCACTTCAGACAACTGGGAACACTTCTTTAGGGAATATCGATTCAAGGATTGGAACTACAAACACAGGTTTAGGCTCTATCGCTGATTCAGTTGCAACAACTGACACAGGCACATTTTCACTTATCGCTTTAACTAAAAAGATTGCTCAAAATATAACATCTCTAGCAACTTTATTTCCAACTTCATTAGGACAAAAAGCTGCTGCGTCTTCTTTAGCGGTGACTCTTTCCAATGAAAATGTTCAAGACCAAGCGATAACTGGACAGTCAGCTCAGACAGCTACAGTTAATAATATTTTAACAACTACGTCAGGATCTACTGCTACGGACACGACAGGTTATAGAAGTTTTGCGATTCAAGTTATTTCAACAGGGACATCAGGTAACTTTATTTTTGAATCATCTAACGACAATATAAACTTTGTTACATGCCCAGTTAATAATTTACAGTCTCAAGGTGCTCCAATAGCGGTAGCAATTACAGCTACAGCATCTGCAATTATTTACATTGGCTCATGCACTGCTAGATATTTGAGACTAAGAATAGGTTCAACTATTGGCGGTGGTTCGATTCAAGCATTCACTATTCTTTCTCAAAATAATTATAACCCACTTGCAAACTTGGTTCAGAATGCAACGGCTGCAAATTTAAATGCAACTGTTTCAATTGCAGCGGCTCAGACTTTAGCGACAGTGACTACAGTGGGGACAGTTACAACATGCTCGACTGTTTCCTCTGTAACGGCAGCCAATTTAGCCTCTGGCTCTGTAACGGATATTGCCTCAGCAGCGATCACGGTCACGTCAACGTCTGGTGCTATTTCTATGGCAAATACTCAGGCTATAGTTTGTTCTCTAGCGGTAACTGCCGTGAGTGGAACAGCACCAACAATGGACGTAGTTGTCCAAGAGACTTTTGACGGTGGGACAAATTGGGTTGATGTTTATCATTTTGAAAGAATAACAGCGACAGGATCATACAATACACCACTTTTAAAATTAAGCGGAACTCATATTAGATATGTCCAAACTATCGCAGGTACAACACCAAGTTTCACTCGAGGCGTGGTAAGAGTTTCTAGGTCGCTTTCAACCCCAGCAATTAGAAGATTTTTTGACAGAACTATTTCCGTTAATTCACTCAATGCGACTACTTCCTCAATGTTTATCCAAGGATGCAACAGCATAAACGTACTAGCGAATATGGCAGCAGGTGGAACGCCGCCTGTGTTCACACTCGAAGGATCAGAGGACAATTCAAATTGGTTCACAGCAAGTGGAACGACTATCGATGCCGTTGCAGGTGGGTTCAAGTTCGTTACTTTCCCTCTAGGTATAGTTTGTAAATTTGTTAGATTAAGAGTTTCAACAGCAGGCACAGGGTCAACTTTAAATTACTTAACAGTTACAGCGAGAGATTAATATGTATCAATTATTTGAGCTACAAGAGGATGGAAGTAAAATTTTACAGGGTGAGTACTTTACTCAATCAGAAGCCGAGGCGGCAATGGATGAGGGAGATACTTATTCTTTGGAATACAAAGAAGATACTTTTTCACAGGTAATTTTTTAAGGATTTTTTATGTCAGCAAATTTTCAAAATATTAAAGCAGGCGCACTCTATGCAAGAAGAATAATAGACCTTGTTAGGTTGAAGTCTCTAAGAGTGGGCGACATCGTTGACTTGCCTGTAGTTTATACAGAGTACTGGGATGCTCATTCATCGGAATTTCAAACCCTTTTAAACAGAAATGGAATGTACTTAAGTGACGAGGGCGGGGATATTTGGAAATTAAGAAACTTATAAGGAGATAAATATGCCAGCAGCACACCAAATAGTACTAGATGGATTTAAACGAGCTGAAGAAGTTAATAAATTATTAGAAGCGGGTTTTTATGCTCCTAACGATAAATGTGATTTACCTCTAGATTTTACGGATTTTTGGAGCACTTATAGTTATAATTTTAATGAGTATTGTGCCCATCCAAACGGACTAGAGCTACAAGATAGCGGCTCTGGTTATTGGAAATTTGTGAGTTACCCTTAAGAGGTTTTTATGTTGACTGTATTTCATGGAAGCAATGACTATTCAAAAAAGTTTGAGGATTACTTAAGTGATTCTGTTTCGCTTATTTTATTAGATTCTGAATCAATTGACATAGGCTTTCATAAGCCAATTAATGCCATGTATTTAGAACTTAATGCGTTTAATGCAAATACTTCTTTAGTATCAGTACAATACTATAATGGGGCATTTACTGATTTAGTTATTGAAGAAGAAACTGATGGTCTTAAAAGATCAGGGTTTATTAAATGGGAAAGAAATCAAGCCAATGAAGTAAAGACAACTCTTCATTCTAAAGAAATGTATTGGTATAAGCTAAAAGTAGATTCAGATACAAGCTCAATTGAATACTCAGGTATTAATTTAGTTTTTTCAAATGACATTAACTTAACAGAAGAATACCCGAATATTTTAGACTTTTTACCTGAGAATAAATCATCATTCATAGGTTTCCACCAAGCAGCAAGAAATGACATTGTTACTAAGCTTAGAAACCAAGGAAATAAGATACAGGGATTGGAGCAAAAGAAGTTAGATCAATTTGACCTTTTAGATTTTGAAGAAATGAAAGATGCGTCTAAGTTTTTAGTTCTATCAAAAATATTTTTTTGGATCAGTGATGCAGTTGGCGATAAATGGCATGAAAAAGCAGTTAAATTTGAATCAAAGTATGGCGATAAAATAGATTTGTATTTTCTTTCTATTGATAAAAATGATGATGGCATTAAAGATGCAAATGAAACTCAATCAGTAAATTTCGCAAGGATAGATCGTGTCTAATTTAGTTAAAGATATTCGGGATGGGTTAGAAAATTTAATTGAATCAACTTGTCCAAACTTTAAAAAATCTAGATATATATGGGACTTTCAATTGAACAATGAAAGAACTAGCGGTGATATTTACGCAGTAAGACCAAACTCTGGAAGCTCAACAACTGGAACAAATAAAACAATCACTATAAATCAAACTTTTGAGGTTCTACTAAGTTCTAAATTTAAGAATGTATCAGATAAGGATTCTGCCTTAGATTTAGTTATTATGGGGCTTTATGAAGAACATGAAAAACTTGAAAAAGTGCTATTTCAGCGTAACATTAATATAGCTAGAGTTTTAGTAGTTGAATCAATAGATTTATCTTCACCTGATATTGATAATGATAATAATTCGGTAACTATTACGGCAAGCTATGTGATTAAATATAGAAATGAAACTTTATAAGAGGGGTACAAAATGGGCATCGGTTTAGTTAAAGGAAAATCTAGTATTTTCGTAAAAGAAGAAACTACAGAAGGCGTTTATGTAGCCCCTGCAAGTGCAACTGAGGCTTTAGAGGTATTGGAAAATGGACTAGAATTTTCTTTTACACGTGAAGCTGTATCAAGAAATAACCTAACAAGCACAATTGAAGAAGTTGCTAGCCGTGTTGGTATGTCTAACTTAACTGGATCGGTTTCAGTTGAATTTAAAGCAAGTTCAACTGCTGGAAATGCTCCTAGAGAGGCAGCTTTATACAAGTCATTACTAGGAGATTTCAAAACATCTAACGCATCAACTACAAAAACTGGGAATACTTCTACGGTTATTCAAATTGAAGATGCAGATATTGGTAAATATGCAGCAAATGACATCATTTTAATTAAGCAACCAAGTGCCTTTGAAATGCGCCCAATCTCAGCAGTTGATTCAACTCCAAGTGCGGCAAATATTACTCTTAAGTTTGCTTTAGATAATGGTGCTCCAATTGATGAAGTAGTTATTGAAAAATTTACTAAATATTTTCATAGTGAAGGCGCTCCAACTCTTTCTGTTACTGATTATGTTGGTGGAGAAATTGAAGAAAAAATGGCTGGTATTCGTTGCGTAAAAGCAGCTTTAGAAAATTATTCAACTGGTAAAGTTTCAAATTGGAAATTTGATGTTGAAGGTCTAAGTATGGTTAAGGTTGTAAATGCCCCAGCTTTTGAGCCAGATTTTTCAAATGATGCGCTTCCACCAGTTCTTTTAGATTCTTGTATTTGGATTAATGGGGTTGAAGTTGACTATACTGAATTTGGGCTAAACGTTGAAAATACTAAAGCAGAAGTTAAATCATCTTGTTCAGAGTCGGGTAAAATTGCATCTAGATTCACTAATCTTGCAGTAAGCGGAACAATTAACCCTTATATGGAAGATGATGACGTTGCTAGATTTGAATTATTTAATGCTAACAATGACATTCATATTTTTGGATATGCTAAAAATCCTACAAATACTACAGGTGAAGGCTCGAACTATGTGGCTTTTTGGATTCCTCAAGCTAAAATTGAAAACATGCCAAGTGCAGATATCGATGGCATTATGATTGACCAAATTTCATTCAAGTCTTACAGAAAACTTGGTGGTGACTCTATTTTTCTAGCCTTTGTTTAATTAAAAAATTAACATTTATAAAACAAACATAGCCCCTTAATTGGGGCTTTATTATTGGAGAATTATGAAGATTTTAAAACTTTCTGACAGAATTGAAATTAAATCAGGTGAAATTAAAATGCTTATTGCTCCGCTTTCTTTGGCTCAAAAAATTGAGATTGCAGGGATTACCAAGATTAATGGTGGAGAATTAACAGGCAACCAATTAGAGCAAGCCTATAAAGTCGTTAAATACTGTTTAAAGGGCATCGAAGGGCTTAAGTGCTATGATGATTCTGACTATGTTCCAGTGTTCGAGAATGGTTCATTAGACGATAACAGTGTTGATGAAATAATTAGCTCACTGAGCAATACAAACGCTTTCGATAGTATAACAAAAGTTTTAGCTGGTGATTTTAATATTGATGGGGCAGAGGTAAAAGTCATCCCAAACAAATAAAGACTGTCTTAGATTATCTCATTTATGAGATCAATAAAGTCTCTCATGTTTCAGAAATGGAACATTTTGAGATTCTAACGACAGTCGAAGTTGTATCTAATAAATTCTTTAATTGCGAATTTTGCAAAAAGAAATATGGGCAAGCTTACAGGGATAAGAAAAAGGCTTGCGCTATAAAGTCTCAAAAACCTATCTTTGAAACAGAAAATGGCATAAAATACTATAGATGCCCTGCTAACTTTGCTAACTTTTCTATCATGCACTTTATAGACATGGTTAAGCATTTTAGAAATGGAGTCATGCCATTTAGTGGTTCTATGATGGAACAACCAAATAAGGTTATTGAAGTTTTAAATCTTATTGATAGAATTTTAATTAAGAACGAAAACGAAGAGATTGAAAGGAACCAAAGAAAATGGCAGACAACGAAATAAAAGTCCCCATTGAGATCGACGCAACAAAGCTAGAGCAATCGCTTCTTCGTATTGAAAAGTCATTAGACGGATTTTCAAATAAAACAGAAAAAAGCCTTTCAAAAGTAAGTCTATCTTTCAGTAATTTTATAGGTTCATTCGCAGCAAATACAGCAACAAAAGCAGTTGATTCAATATCTAGTTCTATTAAAGATTTCTTTAGTGGAGTAATTAGCGAATCAGTTAATGCTCAAAATGTAATGGTTAAACTTAACTCCGCTTTGCTATCCACAGGGGAGGCAACAAAAGAAAACATCAAGTTATTTGATGAATTTGCCAAAACTATACAGAGCACAACTAAATTTGAAGATGATTTAGTTAAAGAGCAAGTTGCTGTTGCAAAGGCTGCTGGGTTAAGTAATGAAGCTACTAAACAATTAATAACGGCTGCAACTGATTATGCTGCAGTAACTGGGAAGGATTTACCTAGTGCAGTTGAAGGATTGATTCTAAGTTTAAATGGTCAAGGAAGATCATTGAAAGTGCTAGGACCAGAGTTTGCTAATTTAACACAAGAGCAATTGAAATCTGGTGCAGCAATTGACTTGATAGCAAAAAAATTCTCAAGTGCTGCAGAAAATGAAACAAAAACTTTTGCCGGTGCTATAGCTTCATTAAAAAATTCGTATGGTAATTTGCAGGAAGAAGTTGGTAATACCATAGTTCAAAATGAGAGCTTTTCAAATCTTATATCAGCAGCTAAAAGCTTTGTTGATAGATTAACTGATTCAATTTCCAGAAATTCTAAATCATTTGACATTGTAACTGATTCAATTAAATTTACTTTAGAACAATTTTCCTCATTCTTAAGGGGTGTTGATCTTTTAATTAAAGGTTTTAATACATTAAAAAATGTAGTTTTCTCTATTGGTAATTTATTTGGAGTTCTAGTTTCTTATTTAGGGAAAGGGTTTATCGCAGTATCTGATTTTACTGCATCTTTATTTGGATTAAGTGGAATATTCGATAAACTTAAGAGAAATTTTGATTTCCTTAATAATGGGTTTAAAGATTCTTTATCTAAAAACATAGATGCTTTATCTGCTAAATCAGAAAAAACTATATTTGGTAAAGCTTCAGACGAAGTTAAAAAACTTTCAACTGATATCACTAAAGGGATTGAACAAGATAATAAAGGACTAAACAACCTAACAAATACAGCTTCTAAATTTAAAGATGTGTTTAATAAATTAGATACTCCAAAAGGATTATCTAAATCTTTAGATGATCAAAATAAAATTCTTAATCAGCAGTTAGAAATCTATAAAAAGATTAATGAAGAAATAAAAGTTGGAGCAAGCAATCCACTTCAAGGAATATTTGGAAGCACTGACTTACAAAGACAACTTAAAAAAGACTTGCAAGACAAAACTCTTACACCAGAACAAAGAAAGTTCTCTTCTGACTCATTAGATCAGGCGCAAAAAAATGCTAACATTGGTGGAATCGCAGGGGTTGGTCAATCTATTCTAGGTGGTGCTCAAGGTGCTTCTAAATTGATAGCAGGTGGTATTGGTCTTGCTGCAAATGCAGCAATCCCAGGACTAGGTGAAGTTGTTGGACCAATTGCTGAAACTCTTTTTGCTGGACCAGAGGCGGTTAAGGCTTTAGTTAAAGGTTTTACGGATGCTATACCTGACATTATCATGGCATTAGTTGAAGCAGTTCCAGCAGTCATAGACGAATTAGTGGCTCAATTGCCAGTGTTAATAAATAAATTAGTTGAAGACCTTCCAATTTTAATCGAATCATTAGCTGAAAGTATGCCGAGAGTTGCTATAGAATTAGGTCTTGCAATGCCCCAAGTTGCTATTTCATTTGCCATGGCTCTTATTGGTCAGGCTCCAAAAATAGCGGCTGAATTAATAAAAGCTGCTTCTGGGTACAATACAGTTAAGAAGTTATTCCACTTTGCTGGAGGGGGTATTGTTGGGGGTAACTCTTTTACTGGTGACAATGTTAATGCAAAAATAAATAGCGGTGAAATGGTTTTAACCAGAAGCCAGCAATCAAACTTATTTGAAATAGCAAATGGTAAGAAAAGCTCAAGAAATGATAGCCAGATAATTGATGCAATAAATATGTTATCTAATCAAATTATGGGACAGCCTATAATTGTTCAAGTGGATGGACGTGAGATAGCTAGAGCTACCAGAAATCAAATAAGACAAGGTTTCGTTATATGATTAAGTTCTACAATTATAATCTAGTTAATCAACCACAAACAGTTATTACGGCAACAAATGAAAACGCAAGTTTTCCAATTAGTAATCTTAAAGATGACAGGACTACGAAAGTTTTTAGGAGCACATCAAATTCAAGTCAAATTATTTTTGATTTTATTACTACAGAGCCAGTTGACTCAATAGTCTTGGTTCCAAATTCAATTAATGGATGGGGCATGGTAACTCCAA